GGTACAAGCAGCCACACGAAACCGTCTTCACGGGTTACCTAAAAAAAAAAAAAAAAAAAAAAAAAAAAAAAAAAAAAAAACAAAAAAAAAAAAAAAAAAAAGAAGACCCCGCCACTCTATTTTAAAACCAGTATTGTTTTTACCGGATTTCATAATTTTATTTTTTTCATATTAAAAGTTGCTACGGATTTTTATATTAAACATTCACACAGTTCTTTTATAATTAATTTTTCACAACAATTATAATCTATCCTGCAGAGAATCTTACTTTACAGTTACAGAAGGAGATTTATCTATAAATTCATCAACCAATTTAAATTGATTTTCAAGATCAGGATCATTCGCCACTCGTTGTGTTAATTTCTCTTGTAATGTATTTAGACTTTTATCATATTCTTGTACTTTGAGCATATTATTTGGATCTAATTTGCAAGTTACCATGCCAATAGCTGTCATTGCCACATAGTATCCGTAAAAATAATCATAAGTTCCTGCAATTTTCAAAGCAGAAGCAAGGTTTGATAATGATAGAAGTTTCTTATTATCCTTTGCCAACTTAATAGCATACAACATTAATCCTCCAGAAAGAGAACCTGTAGTTATTATCTGTTCCGTTTGTTTTTCTGTAAGCCCTAAATCTTTTGAAAACTCATTATCCCTAGGAACAGCGTTAAAAAATTGATCCTTCATCATCTTAATACTCATTTCTATTGAATCCAATTTATCCGTTTTATCCTGAATATCAGACAATAACTCTGACAGGTGACTTATAGATTCATTGACATCTCTAGAAACATCTTTCATTATTTCTGTGTTTTTTTCTATTTGTTGAGGAATATCTTTCAAATTGCTATAGACCTCTTTGAACTTGCCAGATGAATCATCCATTTTCTGTATTGAGGAATCAATCTTACCTGGTACATCACTTATTTCATCATGTACATCTCTAAATTTATGCAGAAGATTATTTATCGACTCACCAGATACTACAGACATTATAATAGCAATAACCGATAAAATTATAGATGATATCGTAGATGCAAATGTAAACTGGTCAGCTAAAACTTTATTCTCACAATTTGCAACAGAAAACTGAACTATAAGAAAAAAAGTGATAATTATTATAGCACACCACAACATAATTCGATGTTTTTGTAGTTTTACTACTTCATCAGACAAACGAGGATCCTTTTTTTCATTTTCCATAATCGTACCTATTTTATGTTATTACTATTATAAAAATCAACTCCTCATATCGTGCGCCAACCGGAACCACCCGGAATCCGATTTTACGGATTACACGATATGAGGAGTTGAAAATATGGTTTTTACTTGGCAAAAACAAAGATAGTCAAGAAAAACGAAACAGCCCAAAAATATTTTGACTTTTTTATCAAGATAATGCAGAAGCTGCATTATTCAATTTATCGGCAACATCTTTCAATGCATCAGATAAAATTTTCAATTCCTTTTCTGTGAAAGTTGCTACCTTCCCATGCACCTCATTTCCATTAATGCGTTGATGCAACCAAGAAGCTGATTTATCAAAATATTGCTTAGCAAATTCAGAGACAGAGATGAATGGAAGTACTTCAGATAAGATCTTTCGCACTTCAATCTGTTTTTTCATCTTTTTAGCATCATCAACCACTTGGTGAATCCGAACAAAATCTTCATCAATAGCCGCCTGCAGTTCCTGTTGGTCTTCCGGTCGTAACGAATCAAAGAAACGATCCATCTCTTGTTCCGCTTTTTCACGATCAGAACCTTTAGCCTCGAGGCATGCTGTTTTTAATCTGAAAAAATCTTCTTTTACTCCCATCTTACATAAATTTTAGATAAAACAAAATAATGAAGAAGATGAGTTCCCCACCCCGTCGAGTGGGGAACTCTTTTTCTACCGAGCAGATAACCTCTGAATCTCAAGCTTGAGATTCTCTATTTCTGCGTCGAGTACCGATTTTCTATAACCAATTCCAATGAGTCGGTTATAATTTCGGAGGTAGTAGTTAAGATTTTCAATTAACTCATCTACCCGCGCTTTTAGCGCTTCTTCATCAGTCATTCAAAGAGCTCTTTTGTTTGACATCACAAAGATAAAGAAATTATTATCACAAACAAAACTTTCGATAACAATTTCTTTATCAAATTCATTATTTAACAGTTACATACCCAAAAGCTATTAAATCTTCAATAAAATTCTCCGGAGAATCAGCACGAATAATGTTTCCTGTTTGGTCGCGATATCGGTCGGCAAAGTTGAACATATATTCCTGATCGGTACATTCAGAATCAAAACGACTACCTTCCCGAAGTTTGGTTACAAAATCTGCAGCGCAGGTGGCGGTTATTGTGCCGCCATCCTGCAATAAGTAATTTCTATTATTCATTATCTACTAAGTTTTTTCGTTCTAAGTTTAAAGTATATTTTTTGATCATCTGTCAAGAAAGGCAGATTCTGAAGCGTTGTTCCTGTTTCAACTTTCGCCTGTTGCGCAAAGGTAATCATTCGGCCTAAAAAAAGAACCCAATTACTCATCTTTGTGAAGTTCGTAGAACCGCTATGTTGGCGAAATTCTATCGTCCGGTGGCGGGCGTAAGCTTCAAGATTTATTTTATGATAGCGGTCGTTTCCAAAAGCTGCTCGAAGGTCGTCGAGCGTATTTGCCTGCAGTATTCTTCTTTCAGATATTCTGCTTAAGCTTTTGCAATATTGGTTGTCTCTGCGTGTAGCTGGCATGAAAGCGTTTATTGTGTTCTCTATATTCTTATAACTAAGTGCTAAGTTCTTCCAAGTGTTCATGTTGAAATCCGCTGCATCCATGTGGACGTGTAATCCACAAGATTCATTAACTTTTGCGTTGCAAAGATCAAGTACCCAACATACTTTTTCAAGTTCTCTCAATCCGCTTTCTCCTTCCAATATTGGGCTTACCAGTTCAAAAGTATTGTTGCCATAAAGACTTGCGTCCGTTACCAATTTCCAATGTGCGCTTGTATTATGGTTGTATCCTTCAACTGCTACGTTTATTCCGGCTTCCTGAAGTTCGTGAGCAAGGTGATCGCGAGTGCAGTTGTACGCTTCGATCTCAATTCCGAAGCGGCGGTTAAAGGTATAGTCTATTTCAGGTAAAAAAGCGGTTGTATTAGCTGCTGTAGTAAAGGTTCCAGCTTCAAGCATCTTTTTATATACGTTTTGTACAAAACCGTAATTTCCGTTTGTTACAAGATCCGCAACTTGGCGGCGGGTTAATCCTAAAAGAAGCAATTGTTGTATCTTGCTAGTCTTTGTTATGCTCTGATTTAAAATGTTGGTAATTTGCTCGTTCATAATGCTTTATCCTTTATTTTTATACTTCAAAGATAACACTATAAGCTCTAACAACGTAGCAATAACAAGTTTATTATCAGCACCTTAGCTTTGTTTAGCTTGAGCTAAAATAGGATACAAAAAAGGTCTGAAACATGAATATCCCAGACCTAATAAAATACTTCTATTAATTAGAAAACAGATATACTATCTCCATTATCCATAAGCATGGTATTACCGTAAATACATACAACTTTTGAACTACATACAGTCCACTCATAACCATCGCAAGTATATATTTTCTTTTGGTAAGTAACTTTTTGTCCTTTTTTGTAATTCTTCTTTTCAAACATGGCTTATTATCTCTTTATTATTGTACAGCTAAGATAACACTATTATGTCGAACAAGGTAGCAACTACCGACTTATTATCAACCGATTAGATTTGTTTAGCTTGAGCTAAAAAAGGATTAAAAGCAGATAGTAAAACTGACATTTAAGGGATTCAATATAGAGAATAAAAAGATAGCTTATTCAGCTCCTCCATTCAATTTATCTCTGAACACTCGAAGCTGATCAATGGTAGGATAGAATGTGGAGTTTTCCCAGTTTCGAGAGATTACCGCAATCATTGATTCAAGATATTTCCCACAATCTAAAATTGTAGAACTCTTGTTCAATTGATAACGTCCAGATGGATAAGATTTATTTTTGAGTGTTTCTTGCGCCCACATTAACAACTCCTGCACAGATTCGTGATCATAACCATTTTCCATTTATTCAAGTTTTAAAGTTATTGCATAAAAAAAGCCTCGACTTCGCTTAGCCGGGGCACATTCCACCGTCGTGGATTGGAATTTTTAAGATTCTGCAACAAAGATACTACTTATTTCTTACCTTATTTATTATCACCCCAATTATTATTAAGGAAATGATACCTATATACACTTTATCTTTATGCAAATCCCACCATGATAGTTCTACGACAGTTTCTTTTTGATTCAGCAAAACATTAACCTTATTACTAATAGTATCAAGTCGATTCGAGAACTGCTGCAAAATAATGGACAATGTTTCATCAACTTCTGTTCGTTCCTGATCCTGCTTGGATGCGGTAGTAGTACTTTCTTTGACCGGGTACTGTTTCCCCGTTGAATCCGGAGCAGACAAGTAAACTGTTTTATTCTCAATCTTTAGATCACTCAACTTATCGGTAGTAATCTTCGTTTGCTTATTCACGTTCATCTGTAGAGACTCAATCATGTTTTGCAGGTATTGGAACTCTCCGGAATAGTCCACCTGCTTTTGCATTTCAATGTTCCGGGAAGCCTTGCAGGAACTTAACCATATTCCCGACATCAGGAGTATGATAATATAAACTAGCCGCCTCATGGTCGAACTACCGTATTACGCAAAAAAATAGGAAATTCGGAGCGTACATCGAAACAGGGGCATGCCTTGATATACTCTGCCGGTTCAACCTCCCCACTGCCATCCAGATCAGGCGAAGTATCTCGATGTCCCAGCAGTTCAACAATATTATATTCCTTGCAAAGCTTCGTTACTAATTCACGCAAACTGGCTTTTTGGGCGGGAGTACGAGTATCAGCTGGTTTTCCGTTTGCATCTAATCCACCGATATAGCAGATTCCAATACTGTGCTTATTATACGAAGACTCTGAAAATCCTTTGGTATTACAATGCGCTCCGTCAATGCTCAACGGTCGTCCATTCTCTACCATTCCATCAAGGTCAATTACGAAGTTATATCCTATCTGGTTAAAACCTCTTTGTTTGTGCATCCGATCAATATCTCTTGCACGTAAATCTTGTCCAGCCTTCGTTGCTGAGCAATGGATGATAATTGCATCGATTACCTTCATTTTGAATCCTCCTCTTTTTTATTGAACAACTTATTCTCAAGCCTATTAAACCGATCTGTTATGTAGACTGAAACTCCAAATACAGCCCCTGCATATAGCAAGCACTGCGCAAAGAGCCATAATACACTATCATGTATTTCACCATGTGACATAATGAACCCTGCAATTGCCAAAGCAGAGCCTAATATAAGCATACCAATAGCACTCCCATACTGAATAGCTTCTTTTGTATCACGTTTCATTTTATCAATATTTACAAGTTATATATCCTAATATTTAGCCAATCACACACGATTAAATAGACGCTTTATATCAAATAAGTCACTACCCTCCCTATCGAACATCAATGTCCAGCCAATTGAAGCAAATTCTTTTGTTACAAACGGTCGTATTTGACATGACGAAGACAATTCCTTCAACCAAGGAGTATTCCTCTGGTCAGATGTCATGGCAACTCGTAACTGTTGCATCATGGAAAGAGTACGCCTTGATTGTATCGCTTCCTCTATCAGATCCATTTCTGCTGATTTTGCAGCAATAGTGACTGCCATTTGCACTTCATCCTGGATATTATTCTTCTGATCACGTTTAGACATGATATCACCAATTTCCACAAACAAATATGTCCCGGAAACAATACCATCAACACGTTGCTTAACAGAATCAAAACTTTGCCCAAAAATATAATAGTCTAATCCTTGGATCCGGGAATATTTAGGTAGGCTTTTTATTTCTTCTTGAATTGCAGCGTATTCAGGAAGATCACTCCTCCCCTTTGCAAAGATCTCAAGTACCTTACTATGATTCGGGAACTGAGCATAATATTTGAGAATCTCGAAAATCATATAATTTGTTTTATTAATGAAATTGGCAAACCTGTATTCTTAGCGATATCCACAACAGGCATTTCCGCACTCCCCATGCTCTGTACAGCCTCTATCAGTTTTTTACGCAAAATTGTGAGATACTTGATTAGGTTCATTTGCTCAACCGTCGAAATATCTCCTAATCCATCATTGCTTAAGTTATACAATGATTCAAGCGCACCGGTTGTTATAAGACTTTTCTTTTCACTCTCACCGGCAACTAAGATCCGGAACTGTGTCTTTGAAAACAAATAATTAACAAACGACGAGAAATTGAATGCAATACTTTGCAAGGTTTCTGAAGATAGTCTTTCAAACGACTTAGCTAATGTATGTGCAGATTCCGAATCATACGGACCAGAATGATATAAAATAGCAGCAAGCAAAGGTAACATCTCTTTATTACATCCCAACAGGGAGCGAGCCTCTATAAATTGCAAGGCTGTAAGGGAACAAGTCAGCTGATTAAAACCAGTATCGATACTATACCCAGGATACAATTTCCCCTGAATGGATACATAAGGAATTAATTGCACACAAAAGCAACTATTCAAAACGAACTTATAATCCAGTTTTGAGAGATACCTGGCAATCGGTAAATCCAATCTCTCCGGAGGCGTTTTCTTTGCTTTAATAAAATCATCTTTAGACAAATCCTGAAGAGCAGCATCCTGATCCGGATATGTAATACGGAAAATAAAGTCTACTTGTTCTCCTAACCAAGCTAAGTTTGACAAAGTATCTTCATCTTTAGCTCGAGCAAGTGATCGCGGATTCCATCCCATTGCACGGCAAACATGTTTAATCTGAAGCATACCCGGTGAAAGCTTTCCCTTTGTGACTAGGTCCATATCTCCCATAATACCTTCAAACAGTTCCGGAGTCAATTCCTCCCAGGCGTTCGGTACCGCAAACTTTTCCTGATGTACACAAAACTCAATCATGGCATTAATTGTATTTTATCTTCCGGTTGATTGAATGAAGTTTCAGTCTCAATATCAGTATCCTGTGGATCAGATAATAATAAGTCGATATCTTTAATCAAGCTATTGGCCTGTTCCTGCAACTGAACAGATAAAGAAAGCAGTCTCTCCTGTTCATCCCTTCCGGATCTGCTTGCTTTTGAATCATCAAAAAGATTCCGGATAGTGGAAGGAAACTCCAAGATATCAAACCTTGTTAAGGCAACAGCTACTACCTTCTTTGCAAGTGCTCGATTAATTAATGACAAGACGGATGGTTTCTCCTTTGCACGTTCCAGGTAACCGGTTAGATTCTCCTCCAAAACTTCAATCTGTATCGGAATACAGCGAAAGAAGAAAAGATATGATAAATCAATGCAGTACAAAAGATCGAATTCTTCTGTTGTTTTTATCTGCAGTTTATCAAGCATCTTATAATACCTGGTTTTATCCCACCCTAAGTCCTCGGTACTATTCAGGAGCGCAATAAGGGAATCCATAGCATTATAATAATTCTCATAATAAGCCCTTCTTATAGCTTCCTGTTCAGACTTGTAGATATCAATATTCGCTTTACGTTTGCGAAGTACATCAAAGACTGTATCATTGGCCATCGTTAGATTAGCCAACGCAGTTCGGAGGTGATCGTATAGTTCACCTGCACCTTTTTTAATGATATTATTATATACAGGAACACTCACAATATTCGCAATTCTCTTATAAGCGGTTACTGCATGACTATTAAGTAGCGAAAGGTTTGTGTTCGAGTCAATACCAGGCACGAACTCCGCAAATCCGGAGATGTCTGTAAATAAGTCTTTCAGTATCATGATTGTTGTTTATTTAGTCGTTCATTAGGAGTTACTTCTTCTTGCCGGCTAGGTGTTTCACGATAGAAACCAAAGCGATATCCTTGCTTGTATAATTCAGGAAAGTTTATCCGAATAGCCATATTAAAAGGTTCAGAGCATATTTCATCATCCGGAGTTAGCGACATCAGGTAAATCAAATAATTATAATATACGTCAGCTCCAGACTTTGAGATGACCCCATCCTTGGATACACTAGATATAGACGAATCAAGACCAACAGAAGAAAGTAGCACTTCATCAGCACGCTTGTCATAAGTAATAAGAGCATCAATATACTCTTTATATTTCAAATCCAAAACCTCAAACTTCCACCGTTCCTCTTCACCGGATCCGGTTTTGAAACTAAGAGTTGCATAAGCCTTTCCCTGGTTGTCCGCCCCAGAAAGATACTCACTAATATTACGGAGTTCTTGCTTGAGATACATTAGAAAATACGACTCCTTATAGGTAGTCCCGATATCAATCCCATTATAAGTTAACAATGACTCATTCTTTCTTTTCCGCTCTTGATTTTCATTGCATATTTTCGTTATCTGTGCACGTTTTGATTCTGCCCATGAATTCGGGATGATAATATGAATTTTAGCAGCTAACGAATTTCTTAAGAAAGAGTTTATGTAATTAGCCGTATCGTTTGAGCCCTTGATATAAGCTTTTGTCCCTTCATGAGTTTCATTTACACCATAGAATTCACTAACCGATTTTTCTCGATGATGGGATATTGCAGCCCATTTAATGTTACGAATATCACTAAGCACCAAACGTGGATAAAACAAATATTTAGAAACCCCATAACTCCAACGTCCAACGGCAATATGAGTGAAGTCCTTATAATTGATCAGTTCTGTGACAACATCCCTTTTTTGTGTGGCCAACCGACACCGTCTATTCTCCATCAACTCAAGACCGGCTACTGGTAATTGCTCCCCGATACGGTTACCAAGCGTCATGCGCCATTTCACAAAGTAATCACGAAAGTAATAGTAGTTCTTTATATTTCCTTTAGCCACCTCTTTATAATCAGACTCTAAACCACGATCCTTCCAAGATTCTAACCAAGTAGTTATTTCGGGACAGTCCGTCCATTCTTTAACAAGCTTCCCGTTCTTTATGCTCTTAATGTATATAGCCGGCCCGAGCCCGTACAGCATGTTAACTTGTTTTGTTATCAACCGAGGCAATAAACGATTCTTCTTGATATCGCTCTCCACTTCTTCGCACTTCATGTTATTCGCTCCACGTGAACATACGTTGAACCCTCCAATTGATTGCCAATTGTAGTCTGCAGGAAGAACAGTATTTGAATTAACGAAGCCCGGATCCTTTAACCCCGCTGCAGGATTCGTTCCTAACTGAAAGGAAATGGTGCTTCCGGTATCCACATAGCAACCATAATTTCCCAACATCTCTAAACTATCACTCATAACCAGTCTATTTTATGCAATTTATATCCATCTTGAGGAAATCCCATGTAACGAATAAGTATGCGATAACACATCTTTGGGTCACCATTCCCATCATTAAAGAGGAAGAAGTTATCACTATCAATACTAAATCGTTCTTCCGGAAGTTGTGTCCGGAAAGTACAGCCCTCCCTCACAACCAACTTCTCGGAAGACTCCCCTTTCTGCCTGGAGTAAGGGAAGAAGGCAATGGTAAAGCAGCCGTTTGGCAACTTAGATAACTCCTTTGCCCATTGCAGTGCGCCTATGCCTGTCATCGTCGTTTCCATGCCCGAAATTATCGTTTTTACCCCCCTCCTGAAAGGACGCTCCCAGGGGGCTGTCATATTTCCTGACAAATGTGTTTTTTTGCACCTCAAATCGGTTTTTCAGCGGGGCGTGGAGAATTTCGCCTCTCGATTTTTCTTATTTTTGTTTTCAAAATGTCTTTTGGCTGATAACCCGCATTTTAGATACCAAAGCAATGTCAAACACATAGTATTATACAAAATTCGGAACTTACTATATCACTCTAACAAATACATTATACTACTAAATTTTCGGGCAAATCATCCGGTATGTTCCTTAATTCACTTTGTATTCTGTCACCATATAGCCCGAAAAGCAAGTAAATAAGTGCAGAAGGAAGCTGTGTTGTTAGTCCTGCCTGGTGCTTTAACGGTACTTTAACTTCGGAGGACTTATCTAGCTCAATACGCCCGTCTGTTTTCTTGAGTGGAGATAAAGGAATAGCACTACAAAGGTTCGGGCACTCGTTCTCATCTATCCGGCATACAGGTAATGCATTACTTCGTTCACCAAACAAGAGCAATAAAAGTTTAAATTGCTGCCAGTGGTAAATAGTAGACTGTCCTTCGTTCATGAGTTCAACAGAAAAGCCGTAACTCTCTAATTCTCTTTTCAATATACGAGCATCAGAAGTTATTTTTTCGAGGTCCTCCCGGCGTTTATTGGCCGCCCGGTCGTGATAAAGCACAATCTGTTTATTAATTGCGTCAGTTCCGAAAAACTCAAAGATTTGCTTTGCCAGTTCCGGCTGTTCTGCCGGATAGTAGCAAGTGAATTCTTTTAGAACCCGGAGTTCATGACCATAATCTTTCTCTTGAGCAGCAACAACGCTGGAAAAGTGTCCGGGGTCGTAACCTAGAAGAATCCGTTCACGTTTATCATAGTACTTCAGATATCTGGAGGTTAAAACAAAATGTTCACGCAAATCTAACTTCAAAATTGATTCATAGCGATATCCATCAGAGAATTGATGTTTGTCTTTTCGATAGTTTGCGAAGAATTTATTAACGACTTCCTTCTTCCGGATTGCACAAATAGAAGTCAGGAACTCATCAATGTCAAGTGATTCTAACTGTGTACGGAAAAACTTAGGCCCAAGTATGTCTTTATTAGCGAAAGAAGAAGCACGGATATAATAACTCGCATTTCTACGCATATCCGCAAGGCGTGGCTTCCAAGTTGCTACAACACGTTTCGCTTTTTCTGTTTCCAAACGTAGGGCTTCAATGATAACAGGATTCTTTTCCTCTCTCAACCGGTGATTGTTCCGATATATTTTATATAAAGCAGCATGTAAATATAAAGCAGCGGACGCAATCTCATCAATAAGCTCCTGATTGACGTTATTCTCATATTCTTCATACCAATTATCTTCTCCTAAATCCAAGCGGGCCGTATCCGACACACCTGTTATTCCCTGATAATAAGGAGACATTCGAATAGAAGCCGAAGAACCACGTAAAGACGGGAACAAACGAGTCTTTAACTTCTCGCCTTTATTGTGTTTCATTTCCTCAACAAAGGCATGAACACCTGATCGGCCGGCTACGGATTCCGGCTGATCAGAACTCACCATCTGAAGATGATGACCATCACGAAATAAGATACTATGCTTTGGATAAGCAATCGGATATCGAGGTTTTCTGAAGTGAGACGGTATTTTTGATTCACCTACAATATAGTCAATACCATATTCAAGCATGGAGCGCCGTCCATCACCAACTGGTTTGGAAAAATACGCCTGAATATTAGGCCAAACATTTGTCATGAGTGCTACGTATGTTTTATGAACCAAGAACGAAAGTTCCCCAGGCATATCGTTTGCTACTCGAATAATACGTGGCCCCATAACCCCTTCCGTCTTACCTGTCGCACGGCCGGCTTCGACAATAAGTACATTTGAATCAATGGCATTCGCTCTAATCTGCATTACATTCTGATAACATTCTTCAAAAGTTGCAGTCAAGTCAAAAGTCGTAGAACTTGCACTAAGCGATTGCGATGATTGTGAATAAAGTTCTATTCCCATATTACTCTCCAGTTTCTTCAGGTTCTACAATTTCGGCCTCCTGAATATCAGCATCACGTAACAAACGTTTCTTATCCGCTTTTTCAATAGGAAGAGAATCAATAAGGTTGATATAAAACCCTTCATTGTTTTTGCGAGCTATTTCTTTTATTGATTTCTTTTGGAAACCAAGATCTTCCGGAGTGAGGTTCGGAGAGATCAGGAATACGATGCCAAGATCGCGGTCTGCTTCCGCTATTTCTGAAGCTCTACGCCGGCACTCTAAGGCTGCGTTGTAACATTTCTCCTGTGTCTTGTAATCTCCTCTTACAGCGCATAATTTCGCTAAATCTTCGTATTTGTCTGCGTAATTAGATTCCCATACCTTGATAGATACATTGTTATCGATATTAAAGTAGTTTATAGCGGCATAGATACGGGCCTTACAGGTCCGCTCATCAATATTAATCTGCTGCGAAGCATTAATCCTCTGCCGTAACAGCTTGGCAGCACGAGTAATATTCCTCTCATACTCAAATATCTCTGCAGCCCATTGCAACTGCTTTAAAAATAGCCGAATCTCCTCCGGAATTCCTGAACAACATCCAGTTGTCAGAAACTCCGAAATCAGATCCGGATGTATTTTATCAAGGTGGTCTAATTGTGTCATACTCCAAACAATTGTTTTCGTAGGTCTAGTTCAACACGTAAATTTTTACGTTCTTCCAGGGTATTAATAGCATCAATATCTCCAGCTTCTGCCTTTTTCGCTAGTTCCGCATCAATATTGTATTCTCCTAGAGCACGTCCATTGTTGTATGCATCATAATATACATCTCCAGTAAGAGTGATCCGGACAATCAACGCTAACTTCTCCTTCCCACGAAGTCCAAGAAGGTTACAGATGCGTTGCGGTGTGTATCCAAGTGCGCCAAATGTGCGCACCTGGGATACATATTCTTCACCGATTTGAGTGATCTGATCTACATCAGAGGTAGGTGTCAGCTCGTTTTTCATACAATAAGTTTTAGAGTTTCTTCTGCAGTCATCAATTCCTCACCACGGATCAACCGGATTGCCTGCTCTGGGAACATTGCCCGATATCGGGATACAGTTGCAGATACATAGCGTGGATCTATTTCTATCGCATGACAAATTCGATCCGTCTGTTGGCAAGCCATAAGTGTAGAACCGGATCCGGAGAAAAAGTCTACTACAATTTGTCCGGGTGCACTAGAATTACATATAGGATATGCCATTAGTGCAATTGGTTTCATAGTGGGATGGATGGCGTTGCGTTGTGGCTTATCGAAGTTCCAAACTGTTGTCTGTTTCCGATCCGAGTTCCAAAAGTGACCGGCTCCGGGTTTCCAGCCATAAAGACAAGGCTCATGCTGCCATTGATAGTCTTGTCGTCCCATGACCATTGAGTTTTTTACCCAAACGCAACATTGTGCTATTTTAAATCCAACTTTCCGGAGAGATGCACGAAAGTTCTCCCCCTCACTATCCGCATGAAATACATAATAAGAACCACCCGGTTTCAAGACTGAAAACATGACAGTAAAGACTTGGCGAAGGAAAGTGGCGAACAGATCGTTTTCCATCGAATCATTCTGAATAGTAAGTTCATCTTCTGTCGCTCCTTGATATGCAACATTATATGGAGGATCCGTTACAAGCAAGTCAGCGTATTGACCATTCATTACTGCAGATACATCCGCTTTGGAACGACAATCCCCACACATCAGCCGATTATTGCCTAGTAGCCATATATCACCAGGCTGGGCAAAAACAGAACCTGGAGAATCTTCTTCATCTGAAGGAATAGAAAACTCAATGTTATCTTCCTGAATGCCTTCTGATTCATGTTCATGGGTAAACAAAGGAGTCGCAATAGAATAATCGACAGCTTTCACCTCATAACCGAGGTTAAAACGTTCCATCGTATCGGTATCTATATTGTACTTTTTAAAAAGTAATGTATCAGGATTCTTTGTGGCAAACTCCGAATTATATGCTGCTATCTCTTCAACAGCTTCTTTCTTATCTGCAGCAAAGATAGGCTCATAAGGAATTTCAGGAATTATAAACCCCGACTTTCGTAATGCAAGCAATGCTTTACGTCGTTGATGGGCATCGATGATCCACAGCTTTCCATCCGGATCCTTCCAGGCTTTAAATGCATACTTGAAACCACGGGTGATAATAAGCATCTGTAGTTTCGATAATTTATCAGGATCCGATTTCTTAAAATCCTCCTGAAGCTCTAAGAACGAATCCAGCGGGGCAGTCGGTAGGCCACCCAAATTAAATACTTCTATTAGCTTTTCCATAATCTACTTTGATTCTTCGAGAATTGATTTAAATAAGGCTTCTCGGTCACGAAACCGACGAAGGTGTTCTTTATCTTGCGACCGTTTATCTTTGCGTTCAGGCCGTTTTAGAAAGGATTCGTATCTGCGAATGTTATCGGAACAGTTCTTATACCGGCGAAGGAACTCCAAGGGGTCGGACGCCCGTAAACGTTCCAATTCAGCTCTCTCCGACCGATGAACAATAAGCGGATGCTTATACCGAAACATTCCAGTGTCGTTGTACGTTTGCAGCTCGGAGAATGCTAGTAAGTTACGGATCCGGAGTTCAGCCATATCAACGACTGCACGCCTTGTCGGTTTCTTATCCAGCAATTCATCGAGCTGCTTCATCTTTTTCCAAGTCACCACACGATCATTATACAGTATCGTAGCTATTTGGACGTTTTCGTCTTCGAGGTTTTCCCAGTCGATTTGCGGGTACTCTTCGTGCTTTTGCTTTTTGGAGCTACCTTGATAGGTTCTTTTTTTTTCTCTTCTTCCAAGGCTTGCTCTGCCTGTTCCGCACGGTCTTCGGCTTCAACTCTTGCTTCCTGCTCCGTTTCAAGCTCTTCTTTCAGTTCCTGGTTCTCTTGCTCTAAAACTTCTGTTTGTTCTTCCGCTTGAGATGCACGTTCCTCTGCCTCTTGTTTTTCTTGCTCATGAAGTTCCGCTTCAGCCTGTTTTTCGTAAATCTCGGCATCGATTTCAAAAGAGTTCTTTTCTTCCTGTACAGAAGTTCCCTCTGTTCCTGGCTGATTTCCCAAACAAGTTGCTGTGTTTCCGCCTGATTGAATCTCTGCTCCAGCACATGTTCCACCGATATCAAGTATATTTTCCGCTCCAGTTTCTTCTTTAGCTTTTTCTATTTCACGACGATTTATCCGGATGGCTTCCTTTGACTTTAAGTCTAGCAATGTATAAAGGATATCATCTGCATAACGTTGCGGGTTACGGGCAAACATCTTGAGTTTAGGATGTGCCGGAGCAGTTTCCTGAAGCAGACTTAAATCTGCTTCAGCTACCGCTGTATTACGTAACTCATTAAAATATTTCGTTTTCTCTTTAAATCCGTACATAACTTACGCTGTTTGAATTCTACTTCCAGAAACCTCAATAAGAGTGGCAGGGTCCAAGACTCGGAATGTAATAGAAGAACCGGCCTTTGCAGTCCATGTTGCTCCATCTTCCAAGATAAACGTCGTTCCGTCCGCAATTGTAGCTGCCTTATCTGTTCCGCTACCGGTCAAGGTAATATATCGACCTTTATCATTATTTGTCAAACCTGATACTGTCTCAATGGCATAAGTGGCAGCTGTTCCATTTGGTATCTCATAAGAGTTGCTTGTAAGTTTAATAGCCAGCTCTTTAGTCCCCGCTGCATGCACCTCTGCTGGAGCTTTTACAATATCACCAACATATTTATGATACTGTGTCACAGAAGTACGTTCAAAAGTGAAGGTTATATAACGGCCATCTTTGTCATTTTTTGCTTCATAAGTTTTCAATACCATAGGTCTATCATATTCTCCTAAGATATACCATTGATCTTCGCCAATCTCCTTAAATAAAATCACAAACTTACCGCCGGCATGTTCTTCTGTAAAGTTCAGAAGCTGATCCCTCATACCGCCCATGATTGCTACAAATTGGTTCGTACCAGAAGTCGTTATATCTCCTTTCTCCCCATTGCCCACATAAGTCGGAATATCATGTGCCTCAAAATATTGCATATATTGTCCCGAGAGCATTGGTATTGTCGCGACCTCTCGATTAGCATTAGGCTTAGGAAATTTCACATTCGAATTGATTTGATGAACATCAATCAAATAAATCTTATAAGCTATATTCGAGCCATGAGTTACTTTATCAGAAACGTCATCTATGCTACCAATGGCCATCATAGAAGCCAAAGATGTTCCTGAGAATCCTGTCATGCAAAACATTGAATGATCAGGATCCAGGAACATACCAACAACAAAAACAATGGCAAAAAGAAGTGCAAGAGATAAAAAGAGCTTTACCTGCATTTTACGTGCATATTGATTCCCTTTTTTATAAGGGTTACTAACTTTTTTAGCTTTCATAAAAATTAATTTTGTAATTAAGAAAAAAGGGTGGGCAGAACTCCCACCCCTGAAAACAAACACCTATAAAAAACTGAAAACAACTATCTTACGCCAGGAAGATTTGGTTGCAAAACTGCATTGACAGTACGAATTCCTCCTACACACCGTTCAAGTTCGCGGAAATTACCGTCTTTATTCAAAAGAACAAGGATGTAATCCCCCTCTTTTGTCGGAGTATAGTTTGCTGTGATATCGGCAAACTTTCCGGACTTCGAGATAGTAGAAGCGTTAGTTTTAGATCCACATTCAATAAGATACCCAATACCTGCTTTCGCATTTTTAATATCAGTGATTGCAGTTGCTTTTGTGTTCTCTGAAGTAACCTGCCAGAAACCTTTTTTCGCATCAATAACAGTCGCATCAACTGCCACATCGACAGAAGGTTTATTCATGAATATCTGCTGCCATTCATAGTTATTTTCAACGAGTTCTTCGTGCGTTTTGAAACGACGACCTAAGAAAGCAGCTGCAGTACCTTCTTTCCAAGTTGACCAGCACTTTACCATCTCCATATCATCCTTAGCTTTAAAGGCCATCATTTCTCCCGGAATATATTCTAAGAACTGGATATTCCCCGGTATATCGAGGAACATCAAGCAACTTTGCCCCAGATAAGGAAGCCATTTGATATGAAGTGTCGTATCAGGAACAACATTCAAATAGCTATCAGGACCGGTAAAATCAAGATCTTTGCCATACCGTGCCCGACAACCTTCTTTCCACCAAGTCTGATGCAAATTATTAAGGTAAATAACATGCTGATCCAGATCCATGTCCTCTGTACATTTTTCAATAATATCAGCAACAAACTCCTTAACTGCATCCACCATATTCTCTTTAGTGTAAGAGCGATAAGTTACATCATCATGCAAGAGAATCTTATTCTCGTGATAATAACGAATCAGCGTATAAATGAGTCCCGTGGAAGCATTCAGGAAATGAGATGGAACACCTTTTTCCGGAGTGGCGTAGATTCCACGAATTCGACGCTTGTTTTGTTCAACTTGGGCTGTTTCCAGAGTATTGACAATACAATATTCAATCAAAGACCACTTGATCGGATCAGAGCCTTCTTTATTGAGGTAACCAATATACATTCGTTCCAACTTCTTCATTGGTCCAAACTTCATTTTGATCATTGCATCATCAACATGCCCCATTTCGTTTTCAAGCTTCATGCCGCCTTTCCAAACTTCACCTTCTTGCCATCCTTGAGATACTTCATCAAAGAAAGTATTGAAAACTAAGTCATGATCTTGAATACCATAACGAATCGGAAAGAACTGAGTTAAATCACGTGCTTTCAGTACATGTGCAATTAATGCATCTTGACGACGAATTACATATTGATCACCGACTTTCGCATCACCAACACCTGCAAAATCTGTAGAAAACTCGCCAGCAGCCAATTTCACGGGATCAAGCAAATGATTCTTATTCAGATATTCATAACGTTTGGCAAGGGATTTAGAGAAAACCGATACTTCTTGAAAGAAAGCCTTCTCCTCACCTTCTTCGATATCAGTAGAAGAGTAATTCGGATTTTCGGCTATCTTATTCCAACGTTTCGACATATCAAACATAGGAGTTTCAATACCAAACAGGTATTTGGCAGTAGTGCCAGGTCCATTGATTCTCATTGTAGTAGGAGTTGTAACAACAGCAGCTGCAGTATCTTCTGCTGTTTGCTCTGTCATTGTTTTCACTAGCTTTTGTAATTCACCATTTTGCTTTGCAACGTTCTTAGCTAATTCAAGAATACCTTCTGGAGTAGCTTCCGATTGAGTTACCGGACTTTCCTCTGAATTAGCAGTCCCTTCAGTCTTTTCCGTAGAAGGTACAATACCTGCCAGTAACGCTTGCAACTGGTTCATTTCTTCCTGAGACATTGGCTGCCTAGAGTCAGCATCCATGTCCTCTCTAAGAGTTGCTTGAAACTCTTTCTGATAACGGGTAGCAATCGCTGTAATGTCCTCAGATGCAAGTTGTTTATCTGCCGCTTTCTGGGATAAATCCAAAAGCTGTAAGACCTTTCGAAGTTTTTCTCTAAAATTCATAATTAATTAATTGTTAAAT